ATTATTGCTTAGTGTAAAGAATAAAGAATTACATAGAGCATATAAAGGGTTAAGCGACTCTGTAGTAAAAGAAGCGTTTAGATGGAACGAATTGTACCAAAAAGAAGAACAAAAATAGAACAATAGTCAAAAAGACTTGGTTTTACTTGATTTTAAGTGCTTGACTTTCCATATGTTTTTGTGTATAATAGATACATATAAACAATAAATATAGAAAGAGAGAATATATTATGAAAAAAGTGATGTTTATTATACTATTGAATTTAGTAATATGGTTTGGACTTACTAGTTTATCCAATATTGCTAATGCAAATGATTATAATAAAGCAGTTATAGCACACGTTATCAAGGAAAACCTTGACGGCAACGGTGTAGATACTACTGCTTTAATGGAGGCAGAACTACATAGGATAGTATACGCTATGATAAATGAGTTTAGTGGCGTTATACAAGAACACCTACCAAATATACTAGATAGTCTTGCTAGTGAAATCAGACAAAAAAATGATGAGGAGTTTAAATGTGCTCTTCTAAAGAATAGTGACTATGAGTGTAATTGAAAATATAGTTAACGTTTTACATTGGATATATCAATATATTCCTAGAGAATTAGTAATAGTAATTCTTGGGAGTATGATTTTATTTGTTATTTTAGAATTAGGGGATAGAAAAAGAAAAAGAGAATGGCTAAAAGAACAAAAACAGTTACAAAAAGGCAGAAAATCAAAAGAAAGTTAAAGAAGGAACTTTCTGCTGTGAAGATGTTAAAATATAAAACTACATATAAGGATATCAAAAAGTATTTTAAACTTATTAATGAACACGTGTTTGATAATAAGTTATCTCCCTTTAATGATATTGAGTTGGTACATAGACCAAGAAATTACATAGGACAAGTTGTAATAAATGATAAGATAGGTAAAGGAACTAGAAACTTTGTATTAGAAATGTTAAAGTTTTATAGTAATAAAAAAGAATTTGTTGATACGTTGGCACACGAAATGATCCATCTGTATCAAATGGTAAATTTAGGTGATACAGGAAATCACAACGATACATTTTTTAGTTTTAGACCAAAACTAAAAGCAGTCGGATTAGATATATAAATAAAAAAAGGATATATTATGGCAGAAGTGAGAAAGACAAAGGAACTAGACTATTATTTAAAGAGAATAATATTAAAAGTTCCAGATAAAATACAACAGTTTATAGATGATGAAAACGGTGAATTCTCTATGACTTATTATACTGGAGATTGGTCAAAAGACATATATGATAACTTTACTGAACTACAAGCAGAAAAGATATTTAAACGTATGGCACAATTTCAGAACAAGATAAGTTTTGTCCAAAAGAAAAATGCACCATCAATTGGTGGTTATGAATACCAGATAGCGAGGTTTTAATGAAACTGAACTTAAAAAAATATTCAGGTGCTTTCAGAAAAACATATTGGTGGATTAAAGCAATTTTAGTAGTTGTTTTTGTATCTTCATTAGCATATGGTTGGGGAACATTTACACCAAATCCAATTGCAGTTAAGAAAGCAACGGAAGAAACTAGAATACAACACGCCATTTGGGCAGAAAATTTAGGACTACACGAACCTAGTTTTGAATATACAAATAAAAAAGAATTTATAATAGAAGTAAACAAGTGTGTTGATTATTTAAATTGGAAAACTCCACCAGATAAAAGAGTACCAATTCAAATGGTGACAGCACAAGCCGCTTTAGAGAGTGGTTGGGGTACAAGTAGATTTGGTATAGAAGCAAATAACTTATTTGGAATTAAGACTTGGAATAAAGATAAAGGTTTATTACCTATTGGTATGAGTGAAGACACACCTTGGCGAGTAAGAGTTTTTAAAACGAAGTGTAATAGTGTTCAAGAATATATAAGAATATTAAATGAACACCCAGCATACAAAGAGTTTAGAGCATTAAGAGCAAAACTATTAGAAAAAGGTGAACTGTTAGATTCAGTACAGTTGATTGCTACGTTAGATAAGTTTTCAACTACTGAAAATTATGATAAAAGAGTTATCAATATGATGACAAAAATTGCTCAAGTGTTAAAGGAGTAGTTTAAATGAGAAGTTTACTTTTTATATTCATAGTACTTTTTAGTGCTATATCTATATCAGGTATTGCTGCCGCTTATAGTATTATAGGACTGGCAACTCTATTTGCAGGTGCGAAGATAGCAATTATTGCTATGGGTACTTCATTAGAAGTTGGTAAGTTAGTTGCCGCCAGTTGGTTATATCATAATTGGAGAAATGTAAATCTCCCACATACAATAAGAGCATATTTAACAACGTCTGTTATTGTATTAGTATTTGTAACTAGTATGGGTATTTTTGGGTTCTTATCCAAGGCACACCTAGACCAAGTAAGACCTAGTAGTGATAATACAGTACACATAGCATTAATAGATAGGCAGATTTTACAAGAAAACGTTGTTATAGATAGAGCAGAAAAAACTTTAAACCTATTAGACAAAGCATTAGAGGTTTACCTAGATAAAGAATATGTTAGTAGAGGTCTTAAAGAAAGAAAAAAGCAGAAAGAAGAAAGAGATTTTTTAAATAATGAAATAAGAGTTGCAATGGATAAGATTGCACAATTGACATTAAAGAAAGGTAATATAGAACTAGACCAACTAAAGATAGAAGCAGATGTTGGTCCACTTAAATATGTTGCAGAACTGATATATGGTGATGACGCAAAAGACCATTTTGACGAGGCAGTTAGATGGATTATTATTGTATTAATATTTGTATTTGACCCATTAGCAGTATTGTTATTGATTGCTGCTAACATATCAATAAGGGAAAGAAAATTAGCAAATGAAGCGAAGAATAAGAAGAAAGAAAAAGAGATTAATTGGCAAAGGGAGGCGACTAGAGCGAAAACTATATCGCAAGGTCTCCGAGATAAGCAAAGATTTTATAAAACATTTTTTAGTAAATTAGGTAAGAGAGATTTAAAGAATAGAGATTATGAAGATTTTTTTAAGAGTATGGGTACAGAAGAGTTAATGAAATTAGGTTTAGATCCAGATGAGATAAGAATCAAACTAGACCAGATAATGGAATGGAATGAACCAAAGGAAAAACCTTATTTAGAATCGGGAGTTAAGAAATGAAAAAGATAGCAATACTATTATCACTATTACTTTTAAATGCGTGTGGAGCAACAGCACCAGCGTTTTTAGCAACAAGTGCTGGTACATATTCTGAATATAAAGTTATGTCTGTAATAAAGACAGGTGCAGATTTTACATTAAGTTTAGCTGATTTACCAACAACTAACGATTTTGTGTTATCACGTATAACTGGTTATGAGTGTAAAGTTAGTAGAGCATTAAAAGAAGGTATAGAGTATATTTGTAAAGATGTAAAAATACATCCACCAACTAATACAAGCATTGACAATAATGAAAAAAAGTGATATTATGGTACTTATGAATACACATTTATACGCTTGCCCTAGATGTGCTGATAGGATGATTAAACAAGCAGAAAAAGCATTAGACAGGTCAGTAACAGACTGGTCAAAGAACTTTTGGCACGGAGTGTGGAAGAAGTTAAGAAGTAAATATAAAACAGAAAAGGTGACATATCATTAATGAAACAAAAAATAGTAGACGCAATTAGACAACACGCTGAAGGTAATATTGCAAAAGCAAAGACAAACGTGGATATATTTTTAAATAATCCAGTTGGTGTTGCAACGCATATGGATTCAGTTGATACAGTTGTTAAAGAATTAAAAGTCATAGCAGATAATAAAGAGATTATTGAAACTCTAAATGACATCTAAAAAAAATATGTCTAGTAATAGAACTCCTAGACGTATACATAGAAATAAAGGAGGTCGTCAAAAAGGTACGATTGCTCCTATGATAAAGAAGTATTATAATTTTGGGGCAGCAGATGATGAATTCGGAATAAGTAGTGAGTCAGACTATAACAAACTAAAAAAGAAATATGAAATTAAAAATTAAGAAAACTGAATATCAAGATATCGCTGATTGTATCAGAAGTGACCAAGTACCTGCCTCGGCAGTATTTGAGTACTTTTCTGACAAACCTTTTTATAAATGGTACAAGAAGAGATATCTCAATGCCTAGATATACGTTTGAAAATACGAAGACAGGTAAACAATGGGTAGACTTTATGATGATTGCAGAAATGGAAGAACTGTTAGAGAAGAACCCACACGTTAGACAAGTCTTATTTCCCCTAAATATAGTATCTGGTGTTCAAGGGATAACTCATAAGACCGACCAAGGATTCAAAGATGTTTATAGCAAGATTGCAGAAGCACACCCAAATAGTAATTTTGCAAAACACCATAGACGTAGAGGCATAAAAGAAATTAAAACAGAACAAATAAGAGCTAAACATAGACTAATAAACAAAAAAGAACACGGAGTACCAGATTAATGGCAGACAAAGATATACCTGATTTTATGCGTGGATTTGATTTAGATAACGATTGGGGTTTTACTCCAGTATCATCTAAACCATCAGACACACCAAGCATTGATCCTAAAGTAGTAGAAGGTACAAACATAGAACTATCTAAAGTTAAGTCAGATGTTTCTACTATTAAAAGTATGATGAACGAAATTATGCAAATAGTGAACGATAAAGAAACGATAACAAAAGAGATTAGTGATGAAGAAACTAAAGCAAGGTTTAAAGACATTGAAAAGATTGTGTTACCGTTTTTATATAATTTACAAAAGAGTGATGAACCTTATATACATTGGCCGAATAGGGGTCCAATTATAAAAGGTCAAATAGAGAAACTATTAAAGTTAACAAGAGGATAATAGATGAGATTAACAGAAAACTTTTCATTATCGGAGATGGTTAAAAGCCAAACCGCTGAAAGACACGGCATTAGTAATAATCCTAGTGAAGACCACCAAGATAATTTAAAAGAATTGTGTGAGAATATACTACAACCTATTAGAACACATTATGGTAAAGTAGTATCAGTATCAAGTGGGTACCGTTCACCAGAGTTATGTGTTAAGATAGGTTCAAGTTTAAAATCACAGCACGCCAAAGGGCAAGCCGCTGATTTTGAAATATTTGGGTTACCAAATGCTGAACTAGCAAAATACATCATTGACAATTTAGATTTTGACCAGTTGATATTAGAGTACCACAATGTGGATGAACCGAATAGCGGTTGGATCCATTGCTCATATAAGAATGCTGAAGACAATAGAAAGCAGATATTAAGAGCATATAGAAATAGTGATGGCAAGACAATATATGAGCCATACGACCCTAGTTGAGAGGTTAAAATTATTAATGATGATAGGGTCAATGAACGTAATAAAATCATTGATATGTACGCTCAAAAGGGTACGTAATAAGCATTGACAAATTGGCAATATAATGTTATTATATGATTATGAGTATAAAAAAACAGATTGAAGTATTAAAAGATACAATCAAGTGGTTCAGAACTCAAATTGAACCACACGATTGTGGATGGATGTACACAACAATAGATGGTATCAAACACCGAATTAGTGTATTAAGAAAGAAATTGAGGAACAAATAATGGCAGATAAATTTACTTGGATTAATATTGATAAGACAAAACTTCCAAAAACAAAAGGTAGACGTATAAACGGTTTCCGTTTCTATGATATTGATGGTAAGAACTATCCATCTATCACTACAGTTTTAGGTGTACAGAAAAAAGAAGGATTAGATAAGTGGAGAAAAGCAGTTGGTGAAGAAGCAGCCAATTGGGAAATGGGTAGAGCGGCACGTAGAGGCAAAGCAACTCATACACTTGTTGAACAATATTTAAGAGGTGAAACTCCAAGTATTCGTGATGTGTTGCCATTAGGTATGTTTAGATTGATGTTGCCATATTTAGCACAAATTAATAACATACATTTACTAGAAGAGATTATGTACAGTCATAAATTGACCATTGCAGGTCAAGTTGATTGTGTTGCTGAGTACAATGGTAAGTTATCAGTAATAGATTTCAAGACAGCAAATAAGGAACGTAAAGAAGATTGGATAGAAAACTATTTTGTCCAAACAACTGCCTATGCAATTATGTATGAAGAGCTATTTGGCAAACGCATAGAACAATTAGTTATACTAATGGCAGGTGAAGACGGCACAATGCGTTCTTTTGTCAAAGATAAAAAAATATTTGAGCCAAAACTAGAAAAATCTATACAGTATTTTTATAAATACTATGAAGAACTAAACAAAGATAAAATCAAGCAAAATCATTAACAAAGTGGCTAGAGATTATCCACGAGAGGTCACTTATGTTAAAAAGGTTAAAATCAATAATATTTGGAGCAGTACTCATAACTATGAGCACATTTGCTATGGCGGAGCAGGAAACATCACCATTGCCTGAAATGCCACAAGATAATTTGCAAGGACAATTATATTGGTTACAAATGCCTGTTATATGTGGAACTAGTGAAAGTGTACTTGCATATATAGAAAAGAACGAAATGACTTTGGTTAATGTTTCTGTTGGTAGAGATAGTGCTAGACCAGATGGTGAACCAGTTTTTATAGTAAGTTATTATGTTGACCCTACATATACAATATCACTTGTAGTTATGTCAACAATGAATGGAATGGAATCTTGTATGTTATACAAGTCATTTGATTTAAAGTTTATGCCAAACAAACAAGGAATAAGTTTATAATGAATTTGACGTTGAAGGTTAGATAATAGTTGGAGAACACTTGGGTTCAATTCCCAACATCTCCACCATAAACACATTGATTTCAAGTGTGCTTATGGGGGATGATATGGAATCGATTCACAATCAAAACTAACTGGAGTTAGATAGTAGGTTGCTACTTTAAAGGACAAACACATAAAAGCTAACGAAAGTTATGCTCTTGCTGCCTAGTTAATAGGCAAACGGCGTTTGTGTAGTTTCGTGGCAACAGAAAACTACACACTTTACATTTGCTAATAAATATGTTATAGTATTAAAATGAACTCAAAAGAATTTTCTTTAATCATAGAGGACATAGTAAAGAAGCATAAAGATATGTTATATGTGGATGCTATTGTTAAATATTGTGAAGAAAATACTATTGAAGTTGAAACTACAGCACGTCTAATTACAAAACAACTCAAAGAAAAAATACAACATCAATCACAACAGTTAAACTTATTAAAAGGTGGTAAACCTGGAGTATTACCGTAATGATAAAAGAATATTTAAAAGTAATTGGATTAGCATTAGTTTGGTTCTTTATGAACTGGAAATCTTTAGTGTTCTATGCATTGTGGGCAACAGTTACATTAGTTGCTTTGTTTGAAGGTGGGATGTTAAGTGCATTATTTGTCTTTATGGCATTATGGGGTGTATATAAACTAGGGAAGTTATTTTAATGGATATAGAACTTATAGATAAGTTAGGTAGTGACCTATCAGTAGTCAATGCTGCTAGAGTATCCTTTGCAAAAAGAAAAGATGTACTTGATGAAAAAGATGACAAGTTAATTAAGTATTTGGCATTGCACGGACATTGGTCACCATTTGCACACGCCTTTCTATCATTTAGAATTAAAGCACCTATCTTTGTTGCAAGACAATTAGTTAAACATCAAGTAGGTTTAAGTTGGAACGAAGTGAGTAGACGATATGTTTCAGATAAACCAGAGTTTTATATACCTTTTATGTGGAGAAAGAAACCAGAGAAGAGTATTAAACAAGGTTCAAGTGATGAAGAAGTAGAATATGATATTACACATTTAATAAATGTGGCTACAGAAACATACAATGATATGTTAGAGGAAGGTATTGCACCAGAAATGGCACGTATGGTACTACCTCAATGTATGATGACCGAGTGGATATGGTCAGGTAGTGTATTTGCATTTAGTAGAGTATGTAATTTAAGGAGTAAGAGTAATGCTCAAGCAGAAACGAGAATGGTCACTCACCAGTTATCAAGACATATGAAAGACCATTTCCCAATTTGTTATAAGTATTTGATAGATTAGTATGGCATATGGAGGATTTGACGTATATAAGATATATCTAGGTGTTAAGTTGCATTTTACAACAGACACCTATGACTATCATAAATATACAGGTAAGGTAAATGCAACATTGGATTCATTTACTAAAAGAAAAGATAGATACTTCTTCTATAAGTTATCTACAAGATATAGTCCAAGTGAAGTGCTTGATTTCTTTGTAAGTAATTTTATTGACGATAGTAAGAAATGGATAGGGAATTTATTAAATGACAATGGACACAAAACCTACCTTCAGTACAGAAAATATTTTGAGTCTTTTGACTACAGTTTACGAAGCAGTATTAATAGTATTGTTTATGACTTTAGCAGGAGGGGCATTTCTTTTGATGATGGCTTTAGGGTGGTTAATGGGCAACATCCACGAATGCTACGATTACTTATTCAACGGAAAGTTTCATACCCAACCGCCATCATACTTGATTCAGTCCTTGGTTTTATTAAAGACTGGGATAAACAAGTTACGGAAAAAGTTGTGTGGACTGATATGTCCAGAAAATTGCGGAAAATGAAACCATTTATATCATTTAACAAGACGAAAGCTAAATTAGTAATGAAGGAGATTATAACTAGTGAACTCAAATCTTAATAAGAAAATAAATGGTACGTGGACTGTACAAGAGATACTAGAGGCAATGGAGATTATATGCAACCAATAGTCATAGATAATTTTTTAGATAAAAAAGATTTTGATGAATTACATATAAAGATAATGGGTAGATACTTTCCTTGGTTTCATTATAATGAAATAATACTAGAAGAAGAATATATGAAAGATATGACATTTTATGTAACGCATATGTTATATGACAATGACAGACCAACATTTACTACATCTTTTGAATTAATGGATCCAGTCTTGGATAAATTAATGAAATTAGAAGATCCAAATATTCGTATGACTTCTTTAGTAAGAGTAAAAGCAAATTCATATCCTAATCAAGGTATATTTAGGGAACACACTATGCATACAGATTGGCCGTTGCTAGGGAGTAAGGGTAATTTAAACCGTAGGGCGTGTGTATTTAGTATAAATACTTGCAATGGATATACAAAGTTTGAAGATGGTACTAAAGTTGATAGTGTTGCAAATAGAGCAGTATTATTTGATTCAACCATTCCACATTGCAGTACAAATACAACAAACGATACAAGAAGAGTTAATATAAACTTTAATTATTTTTAAATGAAAACAATAGTAATAGATAATTTTTTATATAAAGAAGATTTTGATGTATTAGAAGAAAAGGTAATGGGTAAATACTTTCCTTGGTTTTATTATGACACAATAGTAAGAACATCTGATAGAGGAAAAATTGGTTATCAATTCTTTAATATGCATATGTTATATGACAATGACAGACCAACATTTACTACATCTTGGGAAATAATGGATCCAGTTTTACGTAAATTACAAGAATTTAAAGATCCAAATATTAAGATGGAAACTTTATTAAGAGTAAAAGTAAATTCATTTCCTAATCAAGGTAAGCTTATTGAACACGGTATGCACCGAGATTATCCTTTTCCTTGTGTGGGGTGTCTGTTTGCTTTGAACACTTGCAATGGATATACAAGGATAGGAGATAAGAAAATTGATAGTGTTGCAAATAGAGCAATACTATTTGATCCAAGTATTGACCATACTAGTACAAGCACAACAAACGATACAAGAAGAGTTAATATAAACTTTAATTACTTAAATGTGCAAGGTAATATATTTAAATGATTGATTATATTTTAAATGGTGGAATATCAATTCATTATAATTTCTTCACAAAAGAAAAGTATACTAATATTAAATCAGATTTAGATAGGTTGAACTATGAAGCACAACATCAACCAGGAAGTGGGTATTATGGTAATAGATTGCAGGCGTATCCTTGTTATGAAAATCAATATGATAAAGAGAACGATTACATCATAAATAAAATAGAAGGTATACTACAAACTAAAATTACTGATTTCAGGACAGTTGCTAGAAAGATTATATTGAGTGAAATAAAACAATCTCCACAAAACTTTGGTAAATATGGTCTTGTACATAGGGACTATCCAGCAGGTGAAAAAGAAGAACCTTTAATAGCAGGTATGATGTACTTTGACCAGGCATATGATGGTGGTACGGCATTTTTTAATAATCAAATGGAGAGAGTGCCAGACATTTATATAAGTGCTGTTCCAAATAGACTAGTTTTATATCACGGTGGTAGATACCACTCTCCTTGTTTAGATTATACCTTTAAAGAAAGATTAACATTATCTTTCTTTTTTAAAATAGAAAAGACTACAAATGATAATATCTGAAGACGTTGAAGACTTGGCAAAAGAAATTAAAGAAGAAAAAAGGTCTAGTAGAGTATTCTGTATCGGTAACGGTGAGAGTAGAATAGGTATAGATTTATTAAAGTATAAAGAATTTGGTAAGATATATGGTTGCAATGCCATTTATAGAGACCACCCTAATTTATGTGATGTGTTAACTGGTGTAGACCACGGAATGATACACGAAATATATCACGCAGGTATGGCACAAAAGATACCTTGTTATTTTAGAAATTGGACTAAAGTGCCTGCTCATACATATGACGCAATAATACAAGATGGTTTACCTAAAGAAGAATTAGATAAAGCAATAGAACAAGGTGCTGTTATAACCAATGGACGTGGTGATAGTAAAGAATATGTTTTACACGGTTCTAATTTAAAAGGTGTAGTAAGTGTATTGACAGATGGTGCAGTACTTAAAAGGAAAGTTGACCAAGCTCAAATTAAAGTTAGTTGGATAAAAGAACCAGACTATTCACACTCATTAGATGATATATGCGAACCTAGAGACCACGGTTGGGCGTGTGGGGCAAGTGCTGGTTTAGTTGCAGTTAAGAAAGAGAATCCTTGTGAAGTGTACCTAATAGGACACGATTTACATAGTCATAATGAGAAGATTAATAATATCTACAAGAGTAGTAAGCATTATACAGCAAAAGATAACAGTCCAACACCAGGGTTGAATTGGATCAATCAATGGAGAACTATGTTCCAATGGTATCCAGACATACATTTTTATAAGGTCAATAGATATAATGATGGCAGGGATAAGGTCAATGGACCTATTGAAGAGTGGAAAGGCATACCTAACCTGAAGTACATAGATTATACCACACTTGACTCTATGCTCTAATTATGTTATATTAGACATAGTGAGTGTATAAATAATAATGAAGGCGATTATATAGCCTACACAAATACAACGAATATGTTAATACAAAAGGAGAATACATATGGATTTTGAAACATTAAAATCATCATCAAGTAACTTTGATAAGATTACAAAGGCACTTGAAAAGAACCTCGGTCCCGAGGATCAAGCAAACAAAAACAAGTATCAAGACGATAGACTTTGGAAACCAGAGTTAGATAAAACTGGTAACGGTTATGCTGTTATTAGATTTTTACCTGCGTCTAACAACGAAGAAATGCCTTGGCAAAGAGTATGGTCACACGCATTTCAAGACAAAGGTGGTTGGTACATTGAAAATTCATTAACAACTTTAAATACTAAAGATCCAGTTAGTGAAGATAATACTAGATTATGGAATACAGGTGTAGATAGTGATAAGGATATTGCTCGTAAGAGAAAAAGAAAATTATCATACTATTCTAACATCTATATTGTTAGTGATCCAAAACATCCCGAAAATGAAGGCAAAGTTTTCTTATACAAATTTGGTAAAAAGATATTTGATAAGATATCAGAAGCAATGCAACCTCAATTTGCGGATGAAAAGGCAATCAACCCATTTGATTTTTGGAAAGGTGCAAACTTTAAACTAAAAATTAGAAAAGTTGATGGCTATTGGAACTACGACAAATCTGAATTTGAAGGTGTTACGCCAGTAGCAAGTGATGACGCTGCTATAAAAGCGATATGGGCGAAACAGTATCCTTTGAAACCATTTGTGGACCCTAGTAATTTTAAATCTTATGAGGAACTCAAAGAGAAACTGAATAGGATAATTATGGGTACACGAAGCACCGAAACTGTTGAAACAGTTGACCTCCCACAACAGGTCAATGGCAAGGTGAAAAGTACTAACGTTGTGAACTCTAAACCTGCTAGTGAGGAAGACGATACGTTGTCTTATTTTAGTAAATTGGCAGACGAAGAGTAAACCTTTCTCTCTCAAAAAACGTTAAAACTTCAAGGGCACCTAGTAATAGGTGCCCTTTTTCATTATAAATAGTA